ATAAGGTATAACACCTAAAATTCTACTAGCACCCTCAGGTCTGGCTGTACCGTAGTTAGCATAACCACTTACGCGCCTATAGCCACCATCAGGATCTACCTCAAAATTTAATAGCTCTTTAGCCTGTCCCGGCTGTTTGAGCATATCAAATTCATTGAGGTTAGTATTTAAACCTCCTGTGCAGGATAAACCAAATGCCAAAGACATTAGATATACACCACTCTGTCATCTTTAAAGTAAGATGTACTAGGGCCAAGAAGATTTTCTCTCATGCTTCTTAAACCTTTTTTATAGTCTTCTAATGCAAAAGCAGCACTTTGAGGATTGTCTTTGTATTGATACAAGTAGTAACGTGCTTTAGCAAGAACTACTGTACCATACATATCAGGAAAAACTATTTCGTCAGAATAAGCAGACAGCTCTGTAGGAAGATCGTAAGCAAAAAACCAAATCTTGTAAGCTTTTTTAGGTATAGGGCTTAGTCCAAATTTACGCCCATCAAGACTACGAATTACTGAGTTAGGCTCACCCCAGTTCTGGGTGTCTGCGTCATCAGCGTTTTCTGTAGTTCTTCTAAAGTCTCTCCATGTGTCTATAGTAATATAAGTTAAATTTTTAGAAACATAAGGAGCCGCCTCACCGCTGACTCCAATAGTTGTTATATAAAAATTATCCCAATCTATAGCTCCATAGTCTGTTGTTAAATTATCACTAGCAGCTTTTAGTTCATACCATCTTATTCCCGCAGTAGTTTCAACAGACACATTACCAAACATCGGATCTGTAGCACCACTTTCACCTGTAGCTAAAAAAGGCCACTTAGGTTCTTCGGTAACAATATCTAAATAGGCTCTATTAATACAGTCTTTTGCATGAGCCTGTATACCAATAGCTGAAGCAAAATTAGCAGAAGTCAAAACAACTTCATTTAATTCTCTTAGCAGCTCATTCGTTAACTGTAAGTAAGTCTTAGCCATTATTTTCTATGAACCTTTTGAATTTCAAAGTTAGCAGACTTTGAAGCACCCTTGTGAGGCTTGAAGCCATCTCTAGGGTCTTTCATAAGTTTGTAGCTTTTACCACTTTTCATCCAGTGGTAGCCTTCAGGTGCGTTAACTTTCATGTTAGCAAGGCTTGGCAGTTTTCATAGCACCAGCAACAGAACCACCTTTACTATATTCACGGCGAGCCATTTTGTTACCATCAGCTTTTTTCATTTTATTATAGCCACCCTTCATCATTTTCTTTTTGTCACCATACATCATTTGTTTTCTTCCTCTCTATGATTTACAGGGTTATCAGGATTTCTAAAAATCCTATCGTAGTTTTCGTCAGCTTTTTTCTTGTCCTCGTGTCTATAATATTTAGCACGAATTTTAATTTTGTTGTTTACGTTAAATCTAACGGGGTTTTGTTCGCTTCCAATTTGAGGCATAGCTTAATCCTTAAATTAAAGGGGGCCATATTTCAGACCCCCGATAATCTTAGTCAATACCGTAGAATGCAGATACCAGAGCTTCTGGACGCAGTACCTTAGCACCATAAACATGGAGGCCACGTACAATGTCACCAAAGCTGCTTGGATCACGAATTACTTCAGTGTTAACGATAGTCTGAGCAGTACAGGTAGATGAAATGTGACCAGCCAGACACTTACCAGCAGCATTAGTAGTTGCGGCAATGTTGTTAGTCTTGTACATATCAAATCCACGTAGCTTGCCAGAAGATACCAAACCGTTACGGATTGAACCTTGACCAGCGTTGTAATCTACAGACAGGAGCTTAGAGTTGCTTTGTACAAGCTGCTCATAGAACTCTGGATTTGCAAGGAACCAACGGCCTTCTTCAGGAACATTTTGCTCGTCAAGCAGACGCGCCATGTGTGAAAGAACGTCAATTGGATCATGCTCAGAAGCTCCAAAGCCAATGTCAAGATTACCAGTACCGTCAAAAGTACCAGCAGCAAGGTCAGTAGCACTGTCAGAACCCAGAATGTGATTTGGGCTTGAAGCAGGAACGCCAGCAAACATAGTAGAGATTACGCCTTCGTCAAACGCATCACGCAAAGAGTAAGCAGCAGAAGATGCAGCTACTTCGCGGAAGTTAACGTGAGACATATTGCTCTCAATGTCATCTACGATGAATTTGAAAGCATTCGCAGTATCAACAACCAGAGTTACCTCTTGGTCGGTCAACTTAGTTTGAGTTACGTCCTGACCACGCTCATACTGATAGACAGTGATGGTAGGTTCTTTGATGATCTTTACAGAATCACCGTAAGCGGAGATCTCCCCGGCATAATCAGTGTTAGTGATTGCCTCGGCTACAGAAGCCTTACGGAAGAAATTCAGTACCGACTTGCTATAAATAGCAGGCAGGAAGAATGAATTGGTTTGACCACTTACGGAGTTGGCAAAGTTAGCATCAGTATCCGTTGCCGGCTCAAAGTATTGGTCGGATTGGTTATAAGCCATTTTTAATTACCTCAATAAAAGACAAATTATTTAACCACTCGTCCTTCACTGATTGCTTGATTAATTTCGTCTTGATATTTATCAAAATCAGCTACGGACATCTTGGCGATTTCCCGTTCAGTCCATATCTTAGGTTGTTTAGTATCAATAGATTTCGTTTTAGTAGAAACCATATCTGCTGCACTTCCTTGCGATACAGACTTCCTTTTGGTTGGCTGTGCAGTAATATTATTTTCTAGCTTGTACAAATCAATTGCTTTACTAGCTAAACCAGCATTATTAGGATTATTATAAATCCAATCTTGTATTTGATCCGGTTGAGCTTTAGCCCATTCATGAAACTTTTCATTACCACGAATGTCCTCAAAGTCGGGATGCCTTTGACGCAACTCAACTTCGGCTTCTTTCTTGGCTATGTCTGCTTCACGTTGCTTCAGTGAGACTAGCTCTTGGCGTATATCTGCCAGTTGCTGTTCGTTCTGAAAGTGAGCTACGGTTTCTACCGTTTCATACAAGTCAGGATTCTTTTTCCTGAAAGCTTCTATCTCTTCAACAGTTTTAGGAGCTTGGTACTGGGGAGCATTTACTTTTGCTTCGGCCAACAGTTCTTGCTCACGCTGTTTAAATTCAGAAACTTTTGTATCATAATGCTTCTTTAGATCGTCATAGCGTTTCTTATAATTTACATCCTTAGACTCTTTCTTTTCAGGGGCTTCAGCTTCTTCGCTGGAGGTGGCCTTAGGAGTCTCTGGTTGAAAGAAAAGACCATCAGCACCCTCTATCTGTCGGGTTTCGCCTTTGTGCCAATCTTTCTTCATGTTATAAGGATTTGCTTCTTGTTCCTCTAGTTTTTCTGCAACAGTCATGTTACTTCTCCAAACGGGGCTTGTTGTCTGCAAGGTAGCCTATCCTAAATGTCTCGTCAGACTGATAGGGGCTTGTTACTTCAAGGTAGCCGTGTTAACGAATACTCGGCATTCTGTTTGCTCCAGCCATTTGACGTTGAATTTTTTCATCGTCAGTTAAAGCTGTTTGTGTAGCATCAGAAGGCCGACTCATTAAGCCACCGTCATAAGCACGTTCAGCATCATCCATCATAACTTGGAGATTGTCAGCACCTATTTGATCGGTAGCTTTTTTAGTGAATACAAACTCGCCGTCAGATAATCTAGCGGGTATTGAGTCTGATACACCAGTTCCGGGGCCTTCAACTTCTCCGGCCCCAGAAAACTCAGAAGCAGTCATTACAACCTTGTCTATAATAGCACTAAGCTGTGGGTCTGCTTCTAAAGCATTCTTTAAATATTCTTGTTCGGTAGGATCAAGTGTTTCATTGATCACATAACCTAAATAGTCTTGCTCCATCTGTTCATCAGGGAGCTGAGAAGCTTTGGCTTCTGCCATTTCTTCGGGCGGTATGTTTGGGTAGGTATCTTGAGGAACTCCTTCTACAGGAACCATCATAGATCCACCATCTGCCATAGCAATCATTCTTTTGTTTGGAGCAGCCATAATACCGCCCATTTGTTTGGCGGCTCTGGCTTTAGCAAAAGCAATAGCAAAGGCTTGCTCTTTAGAAGCAACAGGAGTTCCAGATCCAGATTTTAATTTACCTTCGCCATATTCTTTCATAGTAGTATCAAATTTAGCTTTGTTCACAGTACCACCCGTGTTCCTATATTTACGTGCTGTTGTAGCCGCTTTTTCAGGCTGCTTAGAATGTTGTTTGCCTTTTGCAGTATCTTCTCTTTTCTTGTTTGTGCTTGCTGCATATTCAGAACTAGACATAGCCTTGATAGCTTTTTCAGGCAGATACCTTTCGCCTGTAGCTTCAGAGCC